AGAATGAAAGACGCAGAAGACCGCGGAAAACAGAAAGGACGTATAGACTCACTAGAATTGCAGCTCAAAGCACATGAGGACGCAGTAGAAAAAAAGTTCGATAAGAACGACATCCAATTTGAAAAGGTGTTAGATAAGCTAGAAAAAATATCATGCGATTTAAGAATGTACTTTGACACCCATGTGCAAAACTACCATAGGGACGGCAAAGAATGATAGACCTACCAAAACAAACGTCAAGCCCCGCTATTCATGTTCGCGGCTATGGCTGCAAAGCCCATTCAGATATGGCTTTAGTACAACTGTTTTTACAGCACAGCTTGTCACCTGAAGAAATCATACTGATTATCGACCGCGCTATCAAAGCCGGTTATATCCTTGACAATGCAATACCGACTACCCAAAACGGGTGGTATAGGTGCTTTGTGAAAGACCCTGTTAGCCTTATAGCACTAACCGGTGAATACTTTGGGCGTAAGATATCAGGTAAAGAGCTTATGCGGAATGTCCCAAGCATAGCAGAAAGACCTCTAAAATACGACTATATGCAAATCGAATGGAAAACAGACATAGGATCACATTTTGGACTAGGTGAATGGGTAAACGGAGTTGTTGAAACAACGTACAACCCATGGCCAGCGCTAAAGACTAACGGCATTAGAACGGTGCGATATTGGCGCATATTTGAGACAGCTTAAAAGGAAGGTGGTATGAAAATCATGCAGTTTTTGAAAGACCCTAACGGAGATTTAAGCTCTAAACGGCTTTACGGGATAGCATGCCTAATCGTAGCTATAGTTTTAGCCTTTGTAAAGAACGATGCTGTTTTAACAGGCACGTTCCTAGCATCCGCAAGCGCTGTATTTATTGCGCAATCAATAAGCAAGGGCTAGTCATGTGGAAAAACTTTTCGCGGCTCTTGGCATTGTGCTTGGCCTTATCATTGCTGCTTTCTTTTCCACTTTCGGCGCAAAGCCTAACAACGGAGCAAAAACTAAAGATAGCGGAAGCGACGTTAATGGATTGCCTGACAGTCTTAGAGGAAACGTCGAGCAAGTTAAAGACATTAGAGGAAAACTCGCTACAGACAGAGAAACAATTGCAAGCATTAGAGATACAACTGACAAAAGCATCGAGCGACTCAGCAACACTCTTAAACTCATTAAATCAACAGACAATGCAGACGGAAATCTTCAAGACAAGTAGCATAGTTTTAGGGGTGTTTTCGGTCATATTCGCGGGACTGTATGTTTTTAAGTAAATCGTAGAATAGTCAATAGTATTAAGTGTTTTATGTTTTCGGTCATATTCGGTATAGCGTATTTAGTGAAATAAAAAAAGCGCTCGTAATTGAGCGCTTTTAGTTTATTTAAGTCTTGCCAGAACGGTTTGACAACTACATCATACATACTTTATTTTACATTGTCAACTAAATTGCTTATCATACCATTTAGAAAATTGATACTTTTTAAGTAAATGCCATACATACGGTTTTAAGTAAAATGGTATTTTAATATTACAATGGTAACCCTGTAAATATTCCCACCCGTTAGCAATCCATAAATCAATATTGGTGTTTTTAACAAGAATAGCCCTAAACTCAGTTATCTTGTATTCATCGTTTTTTAACGACTCGCACAGCTTACGCATAACATAATTCATATAACCCCCTAAAGAAAAAGAGCGACGCCTATCATAACAGGCGCTATTACATCCAGAAAAACTGCAGGAAATGAAGCAAAGACAAACTCCAAGGCATCCGCATCCCATCCGAATAAACCCGCTACAAAGCTATAGAAGTCCTTCCTGTCTACTTTTGTCACTATTGCAATAGAATCAAGCCTAGATACTTCCTTGACGATTATAGATAGTTTTGCTTCATAGTCTGCTCTATCCTTTTTTCCTTTTTGAACATAATAGTCCGCTGTATTGATTTGCGCCTTACTACTAAACGGGCTTGCAGACTTTGCTAAGTTAGCGTCAATCTCACGGTTAAGCCGGTCTATCTCTTTACTCAATCTAAGGCTTTCAGACTTAGCGCTTTCAAGTAGCCTTAAGTTTTTATTGTTCTCAAGATTTACCACGCTTTCAATCTTTATAGCGCTAGACCGTGCATTATACAGCCCTGCAATTGTACTCATCATGCTAAAAGACATAGCTAGAAGCCCGATTAACGCAATACAAACACCGGCAAGCCAAAAGCGCTTAAAAAGCATGATAGCAAACTCAGGCAAAAGTGTACTTGACGCTACAATAATTAAAGCCATAATGAACGCAAAAATCGGCGGGAGCTTATCACTAAACCACTGAAAGCTAAAGTACATCGACTGAATACAGCTCAAAACTCCGATTGAAAGCGCAACCTTTTTTAGTACATACTTCTGATCTATTTTACCAGATTTCGAGCTTGTCAATATCGGTTTCGACTCTATCGGCTTTTCTGGTACTGATACTTTCACTTGCGGGCTTTGCAGTTGTGGTGGTACGTACTCTGTTATCGGTACTGTCGAAAACAAATCCTGTTGCTTGTGGACTCTGTTTTCTGTCTTCGTACCAGTCATATCCAAGCCTTTTCCGGTTTTGCTTGATGAAGTATTTGATGAATTCATCTACACTAACGTTGGTAAAATCCATCTTACCACCTCTTCAGCCGTTCCATAAACACCATGAAACGTTAAGCCATCTATGCTTGGATTGATATAGTCCTCAACGTTCTTATAGTCTGTACCATAGACAAACAAGCCGTTAGATTTTTCAATGACCAGATAGGCGGGCTTTGCTTTGCTTGCTAGTGTGTACCACATAGGCGGCTGTGAGGTCTCAGCAAGCGCTACAAGGTCAACGTCTAGCGTTTCACAGCATTTAAGTTCTATTAGGCAGTAATGATTGTCTTTTAGAATCAGTAGGTCAGGAAAGCCGTCTGTAAGCATATCGGCGTGATAGGCTAGGCAACCCGATGCACGAAAAGCGCTTATAAAAGAGCGCTCAAGTTTTACTTCATTACCTTGACGCATCATTTTACCGCCTTTTTTAACATACTTCTCATAAAATCAATTAATTCTTTGTTTTTTGCACCCTTTTTAAAACAATCACATGAGCAAAAGTTTAATACTCTACCATAAGCTTCCAGTTCCACAGAGCCTTCTTTTTTATCATATTCTATACTACATATAAAACACTTTTTCACTTTCCTTTCCTCCCATTGCGTATGTTTTGATTAAGTACCTGTTCTTTACCCTGTATACCCATGCAGTTTACATATGATAACAGCGCACCCGCTTTGCATACCCTTATATGATCGTCAACTGTTGCCATAGTAAGGCGTATTTTACTTGCCATTGCTTTCCCCTTTTATACATTTAGGTGGGTACTTTGGCTTAGGTGTTTTAACTCTTAAAGGGCAAATTGCTTCATCATTTTCAAAAGCAACGCACATTCTGGCACCAAAAAAGACAAAAGCCCTTTTTGTTTTATTATGAAAACACCAACAGCCCGAATCATTGTAGATGCAATTTACTTTTTTACCGGCCATTGCGTAACTCCCTTTGAATCTTTTTAGCAAACACCTTACCAGTGTCTTTAAGGCTTTGCATGTAGTCATTAAGTAACAAAGCATTGCGTGTCATGCGATTATGATATATAAACCTGCCTATTATTGGAAGCCTTTCAATCCATGATTCAGTTAAGTAGGGCAATCGTTTCGCGTTATCATGTTCTTTCATAATCTCGCGTGTAATCTGTCTAGCTTTTTTCGGTTTCATTGTTATTCCTTATATACATATTCACCTGTGATATGAACGCTTCACGGCTAAGCGCTGTACCCGATCTTGATAGTTCCGCAACCGCGCCACTACAAAAGTCAGTAAATGGACAATCGCCACACTGTATTAAATAAGCCTGGCAATCGTAATTTGCGCCACGAATAGTTTTGGCTATTTCTAGTTTAGTCATTTTGCGCCTCTACCTTAATAGCCGTATCTTTAGGCTCCCATAAATGCCAATCGTTTGAAGTACAATCACTATCAGATAGATTAGTACAATCACCATCAAAATCATACTTACAGTTTCTACAGTTTTTCATTACTTCACCCCCAAATATTTTCGCACTTCTTGCGATTGCTCAAAACTGTTGCAATTTACTTGTTCAACATGTCCATTAACCAGGTACTCAATTATAAACCATTCCTTACCTAGTTCGTCTTCCATTTCAAATGTGCTTAGTACCTTAACACGCGGTGTTTCTATATGAACTAAAGCATTTAAGAATAGTAGTCCTATAATTGCTACAACTAATACTAGCATTGTTAATTGATAGCGTGTCATGCGTCTACATCCTTGTCCCAGCATTCTTTGCACGTAATACCACGGCATCCAGTTACATCGCCATATTTACCTATTCTCGTATTATCATCCATATTTTCATTCCCGCAATCAATATAGAAGGGGCAACATCCGTGCCAAGTACCATTACTGTATTTGGTTTCTATTCCATGCTCAAAAACCCTATTATCAGGTTTTAGCAAGGCTTTGTCTTTTCGTGTCATCTTATACCTTCCTTTCAGTATCTGTTTTGTAACCATCATCTGTTTTTATGATGCCATAATGGTAGCAAAACAAGCCTTCTAAATCTTTTTGAACTTTATAAAGCAGTTTTAGCTTTTGCAGTATATTGTCAAAAATTATAGCAAGTGTTACGAGCATTATCGCAAGCCCTGCTATAAGAATTAAAACCATGTCAAAATTGTTAAAATACATATAAACCTACCTTAAAGTTAAAACCGATATCGTATTTGATACCGGTTATTGCTAGCTAGTGATTACTCAAAAAGGGGTGTCATTGAAATCGTCTGAAGCTTTTACTTTAGGCAGAATATCAGGCATTGCAATACCTAGATCATCGGCTGTCATGCGTTCAGAGCTTCCAAGCTTTTCACCTTCACCCATGAAAACAACTGCATTCAGGTACGCTTTTACTCCGGTGGAGCGCATACCTTCTTTTGATGTGGTATCATACGGTACAACGCGTAAAATTGCCGCAACGTAGCAACCGGAATAGATGCCAGTTCCAGGAATACTACGCACATCTGGAGCATGGTCTTTACCGGCATTACCTGATAAAACATAGCTATTCTTGTAAATAGCAAAGTCTTCAGCTTCAAGCCCTGCGTTTACTTTTTCACTAATTAAAATGTCACCATCTTTAATCGCTGCGCTTTTCCATCCGCCTTTACCAAAAGCCTTGTTACCAAGCTCAATAACCTGTTGTCTAAGCTCTGAAATGCCTTTAGTGTCTTTAGGAAGGATGAACTGACTGCGGTATACACCTACTTTATCAGGTGCGTCAAGGAAAGCGTAGGAAGTTCTAGCTCCATAAATCTTGACTGTGATTCCCTTGTCATCCGCTTTGCTTTCTACTCTCATGTCCATACAAAACCTCTTTTCCGTTTTACTCGTTTTCACCCATACGGGCTAGCCGGAGCTAGACGAATCGAACGTCTATCGGTTTTTACACCTACCCCGTATTACCAATCAAAACTCTAGGCCAAGTCAGTCAATGATTAGCTTTACGCTCCGTAATGCCGTCTTTCCGGCTGTCCACCTTTTCGCACTTTGGTTTGTGTTCAGTTCCATCATTCTTGTCACTGACAACGAGCCGGCGTTTATCGATACGTCTTCAATCGGCATAAATTACAACCTGTTGCATACCAGGTGCAACTGCTACGTTCTCATTCATGCTAGAGTCCCTCGCTTAACCCATACGGGCTATAGAAAGTGTCAGGCGTTGACCCTGAGGTGACCGTGTCGCGTCTCCGTGACCACATACCGACGTTGTAGCCTTACCCTTGCTACCTCACTTCCTAGCTAGTTCCTACCCGTCCGTATACTAGCAACCGCGACTAGCACTATAGAAGGATTGAACTTCTTTGACCCATCGCATTGTTACACTCGATTGTCTAGTGCTACCTATATACTAGCATACCAGCTTAGAATATGCAAGCATAAAAGTTGTTTATTCTACAAACTTTTTATAATCTTCTGGTTTAGCTCGCAATAATAAGCTTATCGTATTATCCTTAGCTAAAAACATAGCCATTTTTTCACACTTTTTATCATCAAGCATTGTTTCATGCCTAAAAAAGTTTTTTAGTGTTTCAAAATCCCATTTTTCCATATTAACCTTCCTTTATTTTGTCAATTTTGCACGTTCAAATACGCGTACCGTGCAAGCCGTTTCAGGTGGTAAACTGCCTGTCTCTTTTAATTGGTCAGAAACTATCTTTTTAAGTGTCATTGCTTCGACCTTGCTATCCCTTGAAAACTCGTAGCCTTGATTCTTCAGATTAAAAAGTAAATCTTCGTCAATCTGTCCCTTACCAAAAGCAAGCGTTTCTTTTATAGCGTCTGCATAGCCTACGCTTTCAAGCCAATCAAACAGTTTTGCTTTGTCTTTCTGTGCTACTGATACAAGGCTTTGTATAGCTATCTTTGACCCATCGTCAAACTCAGCCGTTTTTAAACCCATGCAACCTAGTAAAAGCGGTATCTCTTTCTCCAAGATTGCGTCACGTTTAGCCTTATAGTGGTCTAAGATTGCTTCAAGTGTTTCAATTGACATGCACTCCCCAAAATAATCGGCATGTGCTTTACATTCATCAAAATTAGCTGGCTCTTCGTAGCGCTCAAGCTTGATTTTCAGTTCGTCTAGTTGCTTCTTAAAGTCCATTTAGTTACTCCTTTTAATAAGACTTATTACTTCTTCTTGCGTTTTAACAAAGCCGTTATCAATAGCAAAAGCTATTTTATCTTCTAAGCGGTAAAGGTTTTCAAGCTCTTTTTCACTTTTAGTATTTCTAATACCTGTAAAGTGTTCACCAAATACAGCCATATTTAAAGCTATTGCTATTGAAATATAATCTGGCTTACCTAGTCTTTCTAAAGCACTACTTAGCTTTTTATAAAAATTACCCGCTTCAATCCTGTTAAGAATAAGCTTGTCAGTTACCCACATTATAACTTTTGCATAGATTTGTGGATTAAGCTCCATTGCTACAAGCACCCATATATATGGGTCACACATAACACGCTTATTTTCGCCTCTCCCGGTGGTTTTATAAACACCGCAAGATTTCAAAACCTTAGTAATACTATCTTTTTCAACCATTTCCATAAAATCAGAGAATCCTGAGTTTATGACGCCACGTTCTTTTAGTAAATAATACAAGCGTTCAGAGTTTTCTGTTTGCTTTATTATATCCTGAATATGACCTTTATCCTTCCATCCGTTCAAAACTCTTGCATGAGTATATGCTTCCTGCAAGTCTGTTAATGACATAAAGCCAGTTTGTGTTTCCTGCTTTATCACGACTCCGTAAAGATTGCGGTCTTCTTCTGACCTCATTGTTATGTTTGTTTTCATACTTATGACTATATATCTTTATAAAATGTTTGTCAATGTAATTTTTATGATTGTATACGATTTTTACATTATTTTTACTATACAGTTGTTAAGTAGTTATACCAGTTTTAGTATATCCGCTAGCGTTCCATGCCTAAAGCCATCAAGAAAGTTTTTCTTTTGCTCTAAAAGAGACAAAACTCTTTCATCTACCGTATCCCGTGCAATAATCCGCTTATACACGCAAGCAACGGTCTGCCCTGTGCGATGTATGCGCGCTTCTGCTTGCTCGGAATCTACCATAGAAAGCGGAAGACTATACCAGTAAATCAAATGACAATGCTGTAAGTTTAGACCCATCGATGCGCAAGCGGGATTAGTTACTAAAAACCTTACATCTCCACTAGTATGGTCTACTATAGCCTTTTGACGCGCTTTACTATCTGTAGTGCCGTCAAATATTGCGCTAGTGTAACCTGCTTTCACTAAAGCTTCATGCACTAACTGGATTTCTTCACTAAAAGCGCAAAAAATTATAGCCTGTTCGCTTGTGTCCTCAAGGTCATCAAGTAAAATATCTAGTTTAGGATTAGACTTTAAGCGTTGACCGATCCCCTCGACGCATACCGTCCCGCCTGTAATCTGCCTAAGCTTTTGAAACGCCGATATCTTGTTAGGTAGGGTAACAAGTTCATCGGCTACCATAGCTAAAAGTTTATCCCTAAAATCCGAGTATATCTTTTTCTGTTCACTAGATAGATCGACGCATAAATCGACGTAAATCTTTTCAGGTAGGTCTAAACAGTCCTCTTTATGTGCCCTATAAACTACTTTATCGATTTTTTCCTGAAGTTCGTCAAGGTTTTGATAGCCTTCAATTGCTAAAAACTGTCTACCACCAGATAAATACTTAGTCACTAAACGCGCATAACGCTGCTTAAACTGATAGAAGTTTTTACCCCAAAAGCCTTTTTGTAAAAACTCAGCCTGCATATACACGTCAAGCGGTGAATTGCGTATTTCAGTACCTGTAAGTATTACCTTGTATAGTGCTTTATCGGCGATTTTAACCACTGCCTTTGAACGCGATGCGGTAGGACTAGCAATCTTGCTGCTTTCGTCTAAAGCAAGTAATACGGGCAGTTTTTCAAGCTTCTTAAAGCATTTAGCAAGCACTTCATTTTTTACCTGGAAAGCCTCAACGTTTACAATAAAAACAGGGAAACAAGTAGTGTTGAATAAGCCGTCAAACTCTTTTTGCCATTTATCGCTTTTTGCTTTTGTGGCGTTCCAAGTAACGATTTTAGTAGATTCAATTACATGTTTAGCTATCTCTTTATGCCATGTATCACCATCTATAAGGCTTTTCGGGCAGATAACGATTAGCGCTTTGATCTTGTCTTGTTTGCGTAACATTCTAGCCATGGTTAGGGTAGTAAAGCTCTTACCCGTGCCCATATCCATAAGAAAACCAAAACCGTTAAAACAAGAATCAAAAGTTTTAAGGCATTTCTGTATAGCCCGTTTTTGATGTTCATACAGTGGGTAAGCCGTCTCAATACCATCAAATATGTTTTTAGGCTTTGAGAAAAGCGCACCTTTTAGGCTATCTGAAACGGGGACGCCTAAGTTAAGCCTTGTATCTTGGTGCATCTTTTAGCGCTTCAATACGCATATCTTTTTGGCCGTCGTATTTGGCTACATTGCTGTAACAATGCCTAGCAGTATCATCACTGAATAATCCAAAAGGCATTACTACATAATAACTATTGTGATCATCAAATATCGCTACAGGTTCACCAATTTGTGGTGCCCATACTTCTATAGGTCTTGCATCTTGCCAATAATTACCATTTGAATCTATAAAAACATTTTTACCATGCTTACCAAAAATTGATGCAGTATCTTGTAAATACCATACAATAGTTTTAACTACTACAGAAAATGTATTTTGATTTGAAACAATACATTTAATACCAGGAACAAACCATTCTGGCGCACCTTCTGGTTTTACTATTTCGTACTTCATACACCCTCCGCTTTAGTTAAAAAATCCTTCAAGTTTTGCGCGTCGACGGCTTTTCTTGCTTCAATGACCTTATCGATACTCTCTATGTCCTTCACTAAAGCGTGGATTGCTCTATCAAGTTTTACCTGGCGTACCTTTTGCGCGTTGTAATCGTCTAAAAGTATCTTTAGCGCCGTAGCCGTCTTTTTACTGTACTCGCTTCCGGCGTTTTCTAGCGTTTTTAATGCATCTGGTAGTGTCATTTTATAGCCTCTATTTTTGCGCCACACTTTTTGTTTATTGAATAACAGGGTCTTCCTGCAGGGCGTCTAGCTTTTAGCACCGCTTGCCATTCTTTTTCGCTTAGCATTGTCCAGCCAGTTACGGCATCAATACTTCCAATTCCCGACCGCTTTACAAGCTGTCTAGCGGTTACTTGTTTCATTCCGTCACGCTCACTATAGTAGCGTATCGGGTGCTTTTCGTTAGTCATGATAAACTCCATTTAGTTCAAAACAATTTTCAAAAACTTCTTTTGTTCCTACAAAGAACTGTCCGTCATATTTACATATATAATCAAATCGGTTTACCTATATAAAACCAAATAAAGCAGTTTTTACATTAGGATAACTTAGCTTGTTATCATAATTACCATCTAAAAAAACCTTACATTCTTCAAAATTATTCCCTGTAAACTGGATAGCTTCAAACTGTATAGGCTTCTTTGTTATATAAACATTAACTCCCATATTACCCCATTAAAAACAAAGCGCTCTATACTTAACAAGTACAAAGCGCTTGCCCGACTTGCTTCACTGTTCAAGACAGAATTGCTTGCCTAATAAATACCATATCTGAATCATAGCTAATAATATTAACGTTGTCAAGGTTAATTAGTATATCTTTTACATAAAATTGATACTGTGATGCCTGGCATACATACTTAAGCGCACCATATCGAAAGGTACAACCGGTATCGTGGTAGATGCAGGTTTTACAAGAGCGCATGACTTCTTACCTTCCCATCCTCAACCGTTATAATAGATTTATCGGTATCAGTTACTTTAGTCAACGCCAGTGCTAGCGATTCACGGCTTATTAATCCTAGCGCTATTAATGGCTTGAAGCCGTCTATAATAGCGTTGCGTTCTGCTTGGACTTCGGTTTGATTCATGGTTTATTCCTTTTGTATAAATCTCGGCATCTTCTACCATACAAAAAAAACGCTACAATTTTATTTACTTTTTTTCCTGTGTTAGGGTTATAAAGACCCCCTATGTCGTGGTAAGTGCATAAACAATCTTCGCAAGATTCGCCATGTTTTGCTATACATTCGTATTCATATCCACAGTCTGTCGAATATCTATGGCTAGTACATTTTGGTAAACGAATCATATTGTCCTCCATATCTATAATACTAGCACACCTGATTAGGATAGTCAAGCGTGCTAGTGATTTTTTTTAGTAGGGGTGGTCGTTGTACATATTAGAATCTCGCGTATGATAGGATTGTTTTTCGTTATCAATTCTAATCATATCGGAAAGTTCGTCCATTGTGCGCATTTCTGGCATTCGCCACCCTTTATTTTTGCTCTTTGTTGTACCTGAGAAAAACTTTCCTGAGTTTCTCATATATACCGATATTGCCCTTACATCCTGTTGTTTAGGATTTTGTAAACCAATTTCAATAGCTATATCAGTACAAGTCAAAATGCGCGTAGCTTTTTTAGTATAATCATAGTACTTAAGTATTTTTTCTTCATACATAGATACATCATTATGCTCTTGGTTCTTTACATCAAGTCTTTCTTCCTCTTCAGGCGTTAACCACCAAATATAATCCATTTCACACTCTTTTAACATATCGTAAGAATGCTTCATTTGCGCCCATAACTGGCCAATATCTATGGAATGCTTGTAATTCAAAGAGCCTACTTTAATAATCCAAAAGCGAGTACTGCCGGTTTGATCAGATAAAAACTTGCTATCATTTACAGAAGCGCAAAACACCGTTCGCCTTTTATGAGTCTCGGCTTTTGCTTCGTAAGGTCGTCTATACCTGTCTTCTGTTGTAGTTAAGAAGGATTTAAGCGCGGCAATGTCTGATTTTTTAAAAGTTCCCTCAAGCTCTCCAAGTTCGCAGCAAGCGTATGCAAGAGCGGTTATTCTATCATCTTTTGAAGCTGTATCGAAGGAAAGCCCGTCTTTAAAAAATCCTTCTGGATATAATGACTTAAGAAAACTTGTCTTTCCTTTTGATTGCGCGCCTTGTAATGTTAAAACACCGCGCGTTCTAGGTTCTTTTTCATATAAAACAGCTATTTGAGACAAAAGCCATTTATTCCAAAAAACCTTGCAAAGCTCATAATCTTGATCACGTAAAACACCCATAGCTTGAAAAGCTTCTGTCATGCGGTCGACGCCGTCCCATGAAAAAGATTCAATAAACTCTTTGAATGGGTGTCTTTGATTTTCATGTGCCACCGCGTCAATAAGGGCTTGAGCTTCATAACTAGGGAAGTTTGATATAGTCATAATAGACTTTATTCTTGTTAAAGAAGCGTTTTCTTCATTACCTTCTTTCCTTTCAGTTCCAGGGAGTTCAATAACCGTATTGTGGTTCATCATGTTTTCCCATACCGAAATACCGTAATGATTCAAAAGTATTTTAGTGTTTTCAATCGATGGCTTTGGTGTAATATCCTCACCGTTTTTACTTTCTGTTACGTGCCCCGGAAACCAAATATCAAAAGGACATGGGACTCTCATTATATCCTTATGGCCTTCTAGTTTTTTAGCTGTTTCCTTTTTTGCTGTATTTATACGCTCGGCGTGTTTTATTTTATCGGCGTATTCAACTGATTGTAGTTTTTTTTTAAACAAAGAAGGCCTTGATAACCTTGCAAAGTGGACAAGAGTTCCAGATGTTATGCCAGTTGGTACTGATACGCTATTCCATACCCTATCGCAAGCGCTTTGAGCATTAGGCCATGACAACGATTTATAATCATCTATAGAAAAACCAGATACCTTTAGAGCAAAGCCTAATCTTAGCCATTCGTCATAATCATCAAAAAAACCGCTTGCTTGAGTATCTTGTATAGCTTCAAATAGCTTTTTACGTGAACTAGCGTCTTTCATTATATCGCCAGAAACTCTACCAATTCCATCCATATAAGAAAAAACATCTAATGGGTCGTCTAGGTTTTTAGGTATTTCAATCGGCTTTTCAGACTGTTTTGTGTTAGCTATCTTTTCAGCTTCAATTTTTTCCTGTATATCTTTTGTAAGGTCTAACGGTTCATAACTCTTACCTGTTATGTTTACAAAGGTATCTGTCTCAGGAAATCCCGCGAAATACCTCACAGCGTCTTTTACTGCAGGGTCACAAAAGTTATGATCAAATATAAATCGTGTCATATATTCTTTCATTTTTGCATGATCATCAACCGATTCTTTTAGTATAAAACCAAAATGAAAACGGTCTTCTGCAGGATATGTTTTTTCACCATCGCGCGACTTTTTTTCTTTTTGATGGTTTCTAGAAGTACACGTAAAAAAATTATACTCTTTAAACATTTCATGGAACTGTTCGCGCGTACACTTATTTTCTGTTGTATTATCTATATCACCAATAAGCAATTGACTTGAAATAAAACAGTCTGTACGACGATGGCCACCGTTTACCACGGCGGCTGTCCAGTCATGTTTTAGCCATTCTTTTATATCCGCAGGGCTTGAAACAGTTAAAGTTTTCCAGTTCCAAGCCGAGTTTTTATGATCGCAAACACGATTACAAGTTGATACTAACATTAGATAACACCTCTCTTAAAGTCTCGATGATTTCTTCTTATATAACATTCATTAAAATACTTATAAGCTTCCTTGTAAGTATAAAAATGATTAAATCTTGCATTATGATACTTTACAATATATTTGTCACCAATTTTTGTTATACTAGACCAAAGTATTCTTTGATTTTTTATTAGCGCATCGATTTTGCATATTTTGCTTTTAATTTCTTTTTCTGCATCTTGTAAATGTTTTTTTTCTTCTATAAGCTTTTTGTACAAAACAATATCTTCATCATAATCTTCACACATATAACACCTCTAAAAAAAGAAAACCCCTTAAAACTGTCACCCGCTTGCGCGGTTAGTCCTGACAATTTTAAGGGGTTAATTACCTATCAAAGATAGGACGCTAAAAAATGCAAGGTACGGGACTAATCATTCCTAACATCGTCTAGCGTGATTCATAGTATCATATTTATAGAAAAAATGTCAAGAACTTTATCCAAAAAATAGAATAAAGTATAAAAAACGCTATTTTAGTAGTGTCGGTAGTATGGTAGTAGTATCAGTTTTTAAGAACGTACTACTTGATAACTTCTTACACGGTATATAATTACTTATAAAAGTAGTACGGTAGTTCCATTTTGACGATTTTCTATACATATAGGGAAATATAAAATACATATATGGATATTTTTTTATCGATACATAAAACTTTTTTATTTACTATAGATATACAGAATATGATACTACTGATACTATTTATGTTTTATATATTTATGCTATATGGATTTAACTGGTAGTATTGCTCTAAAAAAACGGCACTACCACGATACTACCGTACTACTTTATTCCCGAATTGGAATAAAGTTTCACAAAACAAGGTGTGAAATCTGCATATCTTGCTTTGCCTGTCTAAAATATCATACACTTTTGCAGGCACTTGACAATCATGCGTAAAATGTATACGTTTACATTTGTAAAAAGATAAAGGAAAGATAAATGGCAAACCCAAGACCAGCTAATTCCATAAAAACCGGTGAAGTTAGAAACCCGAATGGACGCCCAAAGAAAGGCGAAACCCTTACGGATATTCTAAAGCTCAAAGCCGACTGCATCGAAGAAACAGAAAAGCTACCTATAAAGGACGTGATCGCTAAGAAGCTGCTAGACCTGGCAATCAAGGGCGATATGGCTGCAATTAAGTATGTGTACGATAGAATAGACGGCACACCCATCCAGTCAGTCAACCTTGATGCAAAGATGGAAGGGTCACTAACGCAAGACTTCTTTACCATTACAATGGTCGACCCTAAAGAACCACAAAGCGACGAAAACACAACGCCAAGCGATTCTGTAGAATAAGTTATGGAATTACCACGAAAGATTGCCAAAGCCTTAACATACCCCCTACATTCTCGCTACAGAGTGTTTTATGGTGGACGCGGCAGTGGTAAATCGTGGAGTATAGCAAAAATGCTCTTAATGATAGCCTGTGCTAGGCGTATTCGAGTGCTTTGCGCGCGTGAGTACCAAATCAGCATGGCCGATTCTGTGCACAAGCTATTATCAGAGAAAATCGACGAACTAGGCTTATCAGAATACTTTGAGATACAGAAAACTACCATTATATGCAAGCTGACAGGCAGTGAGTTTATATTTCGTGGACTGCATCACAATGCTAACGAGATTAAATCAATGGAAGGGCTTGACTATGTATGGGTAGAGGAAGCGGAAAAGGTATCTGAAGAGTCATGGTCTTTACTTGTGCCAACAGTTCGCAAGCCTGATAGTGAAATATGGGTAAGCTTTAACCCTCATCGACAGACAGACCCGACATACCAGCGCTTCATTAAAAACACGCCGCCTAATTGCACGCTATGCAGGGTAAACGCCGATGATAACCCATGGTTTCCTGACGTTTTGCGTGCAGAAATGGAATGGGATAGAAAGACCAATACGGATAAGTATCTCTGGATATGGGCAGGTAATCCGGTTGGCATAAGCGCAGCACAGGTATTCCGTGGTAAGTATGTAGTAGACGTTACACCGGAACCAAATGAGAAAGATCATCTATTCTACGGTGCAGATTGGGGCTTTGCTAATGACCCAACAGCCTTAATACGCTGCTTTGTCCGTGATCGTATTTTATACATAGATCATGAAGCCGGTGGCGTAGGTATCGAGATTGACGAACTGCCGGCTTTGTTTTCTAGGATGCCTGACTCTGGTAAATGGCCGATATACGCCGATTGCGCTAGGCCTGAAACAATCAGCTTTGTAAAGCGAAAAGGCTATAATATAAAAGCCGCGCCTAAATGGGCAGGAAGTATTGAGGATGGAATAGCCTACATTAAAAGCTTTGAAAGAATCGTGGTAAATCCGCGCTGTAAAAACATGATTCAAGAGTTTGAGTTATACCAGTATAAACAAGACCGCTTAACAGGCGACATACTGCCTATCGTGGTAGACGCTAACAACCATTACCAGGATGCGCTTAGGTATGCCCTAGCCGATTATATAAAATCAAAAGACTTCGCTTTTTCTCTATAAATCGTATCAAAACGCTTGCACAATATAAACCGCTATGCTATGATTATACCAAGAGGTAGCAAATGATTAAATTACTGGTTTTTATATGTAAGGTGTGTGATCGTGAAAGACCTTGTGTTTTATCTGGTTTGGTAGAAGGTGACGATGCGCCGTCGAGCTGCCCGTTAAACAGTGAAACTCCTAAATGGGAGATTGACCAAGAGGTAGAATTACAATCTAAGCCAACAGACCCTTTCTACGTTGACCCCATGACAGCCGCAAAGTACGCTAAAGAAGACGCAAGGCCATAACATGAAATACAACCCTAGCATGATGCACGTCTTAACAGAAACATTGCGCAAGGCGATGGGCTGTAAGCCTATTCGCGTACCAAATCCAGAGCAAGGCGCGCCAAAAGCCGTAGTATGCACTAACCTGAAAACAGGCGAAGTAGTTAGCATGTCTAACTGTGGCGCATTAGATACATACCTAAATAAAAGCAAGAATTACGTGTCTGGCGTTCTGTTAAGCTATGAAGGCTGGATAAACGACAGCTATTTTATCTGTGAAGAAAAGGACTACGACCCGATGCCGCTTGATGAGCTAAACAAGCAGTGCCAGGCATACTGGAAGGTAGTAAAAGCAGAACGCGAAAAGAAAGCCAAGCTGAGACGGGAAGAAAGGCGTCTAGCAATAGAGCAAAAAAGGCAGATAGCGAAGCCTGCAAAGGTTGAAGAAACAAAAGGCATTGTACGATTAACCAGTGACGCCGGTGTTGTCCATGAGTTCTCTTGTAACAAAGAAGCGGCTCACTTCCTGGGAACACAGCAAAGCTATGTAGGCTTATGCAGGCGTAAAAAGCGCTACTGTCATGGCTACAGGGTTGAAGTGTATTACATGGGTAAGCTAGTTGAGCCGGTAGGCAAGAAAAAACGTGTGCCGCTTATTAGACCGATTATGGCAATTAAATACGGTGTAAGCACTACCTATAAAAACGTCCCTGAGTGTTCAGAATCGCTTAACATTGACACCCAGCGCATATACTACTCGGCTAGAACTAACACTTTAGTGCTAGGGTATCTGTTCAAGTTCGTTTGACAAAAAGCATTGGAGGTGATAAGATTAAGCTAAGTTTGAATTTCACGCCCGCCTATTCCTTCTTGAAAGGTACGGCGGGCAAACTTTAAGGGGTATTTATGATTAAACAGATAAACATTTCATACTGTCATGTATGCAAAGCGCCTAGTATGTACCAATGCACAGACTGTATGGTAAAGCTATGCCAGGCTTGCGCTAGTACCCATGAGTGCAAGAAAGAGCCGGTAAAAAATGTCGAGGTCGACAACTTTGTCGAATCCAAGCCGTTTAACCCTGAAACAGTTAAGCCGTTTGTAACCACGCCGAAGCGCAAGAGATAATACTTGACAAGTACTTGACAAACGTGTAGTATTCGTGCTAAGGGAAAACCCCTTACACGGAGGCACCGTTTGAAGATTAGCACCTCACTTCTTGCACTTCTGCAAGATCAGTACAATCATGAACAACATAACCATTTTATTTACTCGCAGCTTTCGTCATGGTGCGACTATTACGGCATGACAGGCACCGCATCATTCTTGCGTAAGCAGGCTAAAGGCGAGCTAGACCACGCTGAAAAGGTCATGACTTTCATTACAGACCGTAATGAGCAACTAGGCGAAGTATTACCACTCTATATGCAGCCAAAGCCAGCGAACTTCCGGGGCGTGTTTGAAGCCATCTATGATCGTGAGGTATTGACAACTGAAAAGCTGTCTAACATCTACAAACAAGCCGTAATCGAGTACGATACACTAGCCATGGCATGGCTTATGGGCGATTCAGGGCTACTTATTGAACAGGTAGAGGAAGAAAACGTTATACAGACCATACTTGACCGCATCGATGCCAGGATGAATCAAAGCTTGTCCGTATCAGTTGAGCCAATCTCAATGGCACCTGATTCAGGTGGCGCACTACATGACCTTGATGTGTTTATCGGTGGTTTATAATGGGAATCATAGACCGCATTAAAGCCGCCAATCCGTTCGCATCGAATCGGTCGGCCGCGCTAAGCCGTGTATGGTCACAGGCGCCACGCCTTGAGACTACGCGTTTACCTGACATGTTCTATAAAAGCCCTAGACTGGATTCAGTGGACATGATAGCGGAAGCGGTGGCAGGTACATCGCTTTGCTTATATGATACTAAACAGCGTCGCAATAATCCCGATGAAGCCAAGAAACTGATAGATCACCCGTTCCTAGACCTGATTGAACAGCCTTCAAGGGCATTCCCTGAGATAGACGGGCATCAATTACTAAAGATTATAGCGAGTTTTAATATACTATTAGGTGAAGGCTTTGTTGTAAAGGTACGCTCGGGCGGTACGGGTAGCAAGATAAACGAACTATTGTTTTTCCCGCCTTCATGGTGTACGCAAGTGCCAACCAACGGAAACCCAAATTTTCAGTTTATACCTTTTGGAGCCGCTGCTGGCCGTGCAATTACACTACCGCCAGAAGACGTTATCTGGTTTAAACGCGCTGACATTTCAGACCCGTACGGTCGAGGTCGCGGACGCACAGAGCCAATCGGCGATGAAATCGATACCGACGAAATGAGTGCTAAGTTTCAAAAGAACACCATGTACAACGATGGGTCAACGCCTTTCTGGGCTAACCTTCCAGGCGTAGACAAGGCAGGGCTTGATACATTAAAAGACGGATGGGCGCAAAAAGTATCAGGATGGCTTAACGCTAGAAAGCCTGCCTTTACTAACGCGGATAAGCTTGAGATCGTTAAGCTAGGCGAAAACATGAAAGACTTGGACTTTATCGAGTCCAGAAAGTTCTTGCGTGACGAATGTATTCATCATTACAAGATCCCGCCTGAAATGTTTGGCATACTTGAAAACTCAAACCGCTCGACTATCGACGCAAGTTACTACCACTTTGCAAAGATGGCTGTAAAGCCTGAACTAGACTTTATAGCACGCGTATTCACTACACAGCTCTTACAATGTGACTTTGACGCAAGGTTAACTTGCGACTTTGACTTTACCATTCCAGAAGACGAAGACTTCAGACTTAAAAAGGTAAACGAGGGCGTTGCTCGTGGAATGCTAACCCGTGGCGAATGGAAAAAAGCTATGGGCTATCCTGTTTTACCTAGTGACAACGTTTACATTATGCCCGCAAACTTTATAGAAGTGCCACAAGGTCAAGCAATCCCAAAGCCTATTGCACCCGTAAAGCCTGCCTTAGAAGCGCCTAAACTTGAGGAACCGGAAGAACCCAAAGAGGAACCAGAGCCTGAAAAGCCGGTTAAGGCATACTTTACATTAAAGAGTGAAGAAAAGCTTGATGTGAAGCGTGAAGCTATCTGGAAAAGCGCAGACGCGGCCATGACTAAGAACGAGAACGGCTTTAAGGAAGCAGTCAAGAAGTTTGCTAATAACCAGTTGAGCCGAATAAGCATTAAAGATTATTCTACCGTTGAAAGCTGCATGAAGGGCGTTGACAAGGCGTTTATTGGAGCCGACGATGCACTGAAGCGGGCCTTACGTCCTGCATGGCTAGATGCTATGCAATCGGGCTATAATGTCGCACGTGACCAGTTAGGCATGAAAGGCTTATTTGACCTTGTAAACGAGTACTTTTCTAAGTGGGTAGAAAAAGAAGGGCTGAAGCTTGCTAAGGACATAAACGGCACCACTTACGATGCACTTAGAGCTAAGATTCAAGAGTCTATCAAGGCGGGCATTGAAGCAGGCGATAGCATGGCTAAGATCGGAAAGCAAGTCGATGCTGATTGTATTTTTATTTACACGCAAATGACAGAATCACGGGCTGAACTGATTGCACGGACTGAAACCATGCGTAGCGTGAACTTCGGGTCTTTTGTTACCTACAAACAGACAGGCGTTGAAAAGATTGAATGGATTGCAAGTCCCGGGAAGTCTACCCGTGAAGCTCACAGAGTCGGGGCGGCTTTCGGAGCACCTTTGATTGCCGATATTGACAAAGGATTTATGATAGGCGGAGAGCGTCTAATGTTTCCAGGTGACCCTAACGGAAGCGCAAGCAATACTTGTAATTGCAGGTGTACTACCGCTGCGATTATAGAACTATAAGGAGTTATACATGGCAGATTTAGTATCTTTTACCATTGAACAAGGCGCAACATTCCTGGGGACTATTACGCCGGTAGTGCCGGTTGATTATTCCGGCTATTACGGCGTGTGTCAGATCAGAGCCGAGAATGACCCTACAAGCCCCGTGATAGCATCGCCTGTTGTGCTAGTAACTCCCGGAGTTTTAGGCGTTCATACTATTGCGCTTACAAGAGCCGAAACGCTAGCACTTCCAGTATCAGGCGCAACACGTTCAGACGTTACAAGCTACCAGTATGATATTTTTTTAACAAACGGCGCGGAAACTGAGACAATCAAGACCGCAAATGGTGTAATACAGGTAATCCCTTGCGTTACTCATTCATACCCTGCAATAACACACTAAGGAGTTTTTTATGGGAACACAGATCAATAGTCAACAGGCCGCAAGCGGTCAAATGCTACGAGAGGAAGGCTTATCCTACAATATCGCGGACGCTATGGAAATGAGCATGGGCGGTAAGGGATGCAATATCATTACCACCACAGCAAAAACCGACCCCGTAGCCGGTCAGGCCTTTGTTGCCTTGCACTGTATAACCGATTGCGTTTTCACAGCTTATACAGTACGCGCGTATGCGCCCATACTGCCTACAAACGGCTTAAACGGAATTATCTTCCCTGCCGGTACTGTGCTATACGGCCAGTTTACGAGCATAACTCTTGCAAGCGGCAACATGATTGCATATTGTGGAGTCAACAATGCTGGGGCATAAGCTAAGTCTTAAGCATAAAAACAATACACCGCTAAGCCCTGCCGCTTCTGTTGTTTGGCTATTAAATGCGGATGCAGTTCCCGGTGTCGGGAAAACGTATGTCTGGAAAGACGACGCTATATGGGATGATGCAAATGTCTGGAAAGACTAAAAGGAGCTTTTGATGGCAGGATATACAAGTATAGCAGACGGTGAAGCCGGTGCAAATATACGCGGTAAAATAAACACACAATTTTCAGAGCTATTCGGAGAAAATGCTAAAGCCATGATAAGCGTTGCTGATGCAGCTGCTTTGGCGGCTATTCCCGCGGAATATCTAGCAGTTGGTAAAATTGTTCACCAAGTAGACACATCTACGGATTATGAATGGAACGGTGCAACATGGGATATACATATCCCTACAGGTGGTCAGTTTTTTGGTGAAGCTTATTTATACAACAATTCAACGGCTATGGCTATTGATATTGTAAACATCTACCATGCGTGCCCTAACGGAGCGCAAGGTCTATTAAACGGCTTTACTTACAAAAACGGTAAAGTATCGGCTGTTTCGGGCGTTACATCGGCTTCTGGTGGTACTAAAATTACTTGTACAAGCGTTGCACATGGCTTTCTTGATGGTGAAGTTATAACTATTACCAACTCAACCAACTATGACGGCGTTTACCTCGTAGAAAGCAAGACAGACGACACTTTTGTTGTCGCTAAAGCTTACGTAGCATCAAGAACCTTTAATGCTGTGCGCGGATTTAGCCTAAAAGCAGGCGCAACAACTTCAGGTACGTTTATACTTGACTGGAATTGTTCAGCAAAAAATGTAAGCGGTACGAATAAAGACTGGCGTATTGAAGCTAATGTAAACCTTGTGGCAGAAGACAAGGCATCTAGCCAGGTACGGCTTCCATCGTCTACCGAAGCAAGCGCTTTAGCTGCAGGATGTATTCTGACTATTGCAGCCGGTGATTATTTATGGATGAGCGTAAAAAACCTTACAGATTCGGTTGACCTTGTAATAGTTGATGCTAATCTAAGGATTAGGCGCGTATAAACTTAGTACTTGACAGGTACTACATAATAGTGTAGTATCTGTTTTAGACTATCGCTGTGAAGCGAAAGGAACCTTTTTAATGGACAGCGCTCAAAAGCACTATACCGTAAAATCCCAGACCCTGGCCGATAGAACCATACGTTTTATTGGCTCTGACGAATCAATCGACCGTGACGGTGACACCATTGCACTAGACGGATGGGACATCAAGAATTACATGGCTAACCCCGTAGCACTCTACGGGCATAACTCACTTGGCTTTCCAGTCGGCAAAACTCAAAGCATTACAATTGACAAACGCTCTGGCAAGATGTTTTTTGACATCTCGTTCCCTACCATTGAAGAACTTTCAAGCAATCCAAAAACTCCAAGCGAGCAAGCGCTAACAGTCGATGCAATTTATTGCATGGCAAAGGCAGGGCTTTTAAATGCCGTATCAGTAGGCTTTAGGGGCTTAGAGTATGAACCGATTGCAACGGGTAGAGCCTACAAAAAGCAAGAACTTATTGAAATATCCATAGTACCTGTACCTGCTAATCCTAACGCGCTTGCCGTGTTAAGGTCGGCTAACACACAGGAAACCGTAATAAAAGGACTTAACATGGACATACAAGAAAAATCAGGCGCTCGCCTGTCTGCAAAGTCTAAAGAACGCCTTGCCCGCATACGTGCGAAATGCAACGACGTTATGAAAGAGCTTGACGACTTTGAGAATGAACCTAATGTAAACGAGGAAGAACAGGGCGCACAGACTGCACCTTCTAACAACATACCACCTGAAAAATCTGCGGAAGCACCGCAAGCTAAAGCATATTTTACTTTCGTTGAGAAAAACTCAACTGACAAATAAGGAGTTATTCATGGAAATGAACAAAGAACAATTTGATGCCATGCTCAACGAAACAGTTGAGAAAAAATTGGCTGAAAAGCAGGCTGAACAAAAGAAAAGCCTGAGAGCGGACTTCCAAGAGGCTTATGAGGCCAATCAGAAGTATGTAGAAAACAAAGGCTATAAAGAAGAAGCACCGGTTATCAAAGCCGCACGCCTCATTCGTCTAGCCGCTGCGGGTGCTTGTAACCCAGAACGCATGCTTGAAATCGCAAAGACTTCATGCCCTGACGATATGGAAATCAAAGGCTATGTACAGAAAGCCCTTGAAGCCGGCGTACCTACTAACGGCGGATTCGGTATTCCCGCACCTTTATCAGGACGCGTTATCGAAGCTCTTTATGCTAACACCCTGCTTGAGAAAACAGGCGTTTCACGCATTCCACTTGCCGCCGGTCGCTTAGACATGGCTAGAATGGACACCTCAAGCACAGTTGGTTGGGTTGGCGAACTGCCTACCAATACACCAACACAGCCCGTATTCGGTCAAGTATCTTTACAGGCTAAAAAGCTTGGCGCTAACTGCGAAATCAGTAACTCACTTTTACGATATAACAGTGTAGGAATTGATTCATGGGTAGCAAAAGACTTAAGCCACAAGTTTAAGATCGCACTTGATGCAGCTATGCTTTATGGTGCTGGTACACAGTACACACCATCAGGCCTTACTAACTTAGGCGTACAGACAATCGGAAGCGCATCTACTGCACTTACACAAACAGCACCTCGCGACATGATTGCTTTACTCAAAGCCGCTAACGTTGACATGACTAACGTAATCTGGATGATGTCACCACAGATGGAATCATGGCTCTTGAACCTCAAAACCACTACTGGCGCATGGATTTTCTTACCAGAAATGACCGAACGTGGTACACTTTGCGGATTCAAATACCTTGTTTCAACTAGCGTATCTTATACCGATACTACTACCGACTATGGTGATTTATGGCTTGGTGATTTTGATTACTTCATGTGGGGTGTAGGCCTTGATATGGAACTCAGAATGTCACAAGACGCATCATACGTATCAGGCGGAACCACTTACTCTGCATTCCAGAGAGACAGTACTTTAATTCGCGTTATTGGTGAACATGACTTCAATGTTATGCAACCAAAAGCGTTCGTTAAAGGAACCTGGTCAGTAGCTTAATAAAACGGCGCTGTCCTAACCGGCAGCGCTTTAAAACTATAAAGGAGACAACTAATGAGCATTGTAAATAAATTACCACAGCGAACAAAATCCGTTGCGGCCATAGTTCCCGCCGTTATTGACGGCACAAAAACCAACTCTGTTGTTATCGACAGACTTGGTTATCAGAGTATGCAGATCAACCTTAACTATTCTGCTTGCGTAGGCGGTGGTGCACCATCGGCTGCAGCACTTTCTTTCAAGGTTTACTCAAATAGCGCTTCTAGCACCTCAAGCCCCGCGCCTGTTTTGCTTGCAACACTTGAGACAGCACGCAATATCCTTTTAGCAGGCTTTGCAACCTACTCAATCGATCTTAGCGCTGCAGATAGATACGTTTTTGTAGAGTATGATTCAGACCTTACAGGCGGAACCACACCTTCAAATATCGTAGCTTGTGATTTCGTACTTGGTGACAAGAACGTACTTCCTGCAAACAGTACTGAAACTGTATACGGTAGATAAATGGCAATCATTGACGGCCTTACAACACTTGCAAGCGTAAAAGCAGAGCTTCAAATCTCTGACACCTCACAAGATTCATTACTAGAAGCCCTTATAAACGCGAATAGCGCTTTAATCGGTAACTATGTAAAGCGAACCTTGAAAAGAGTAACACACGCTACAGAACCGTATGCCGTCAATGGTATGCTTAATTTATATTTACAAGAATATCCAATTCAAAGCGTCTCAGAAGTGAAGTTGTCCGGCGTTACGCTCCTCCTTAACGACGGTTATTTCTTGTCCAGTCTCGATGCTGAGGCTGGACGTTTATATAGAACTCAGGGATGGGCAAGCCGGTATTTATCCAGGGGAACTTTTCCCGATGTATTTGCCGGTATGCGCGATGTCACAGTATCGTACGTTTCAGGCTATTACCTACCCGCCGATTTACTCTATGTAGCAGGTCAAGCCGACAGTCTACCTTTAGCTATTCAATTCGCTTGTAACAGGGCGGTTTGCGAGCGCTTTAGACAGGTAGAAGCGCAACAGGACGGTTTAGAGAGCCTCACGGAGGGACAATTAAGCTATAAGTGGCGCGCTATTACCCGCAACGGTTCAGGCTTATCAGACATGGTTGAAGGTATGCTTACCAATTACAAACGGATATATGTAGCATGATACTTAACAGAAGTGTAGTAATACAGTCTAAAGTTACAACTCAGGATTCAGAAGGCTTGGCTATAAACACATATTCAATTTTTAAGACGATTAAAATGTGTGTACAGCCGAACCGTTTGTCAGAAGTGCAGCTTAAGGTGTTCGGTGCAAGTGATATTGATGCAAACTGCAAACTTGCCTTTATTAAAACCGATTCTACCATTAAAGAGCTTATGCGCGTGATCGATGGCACAGACGTTTACGAAATTATAGCAAAAAACCCCTACGGCTTTAGAACACAGCATGATGAACTACTACTTAACCCTATCCAAGGGGTAAGAAATGACTAAAAGCACAAAAGAACAAGTAGACGAAGCCGTAAAAGCCTTCAAAAGCGTATTCTTGCAGATAAATGATGAAATTGAAGCCGGACTTATGATGGCCGGTGCACAGATAGAAGGCGACGCAAAGCGTAACTGGAAGGGACGGGAAGAAGAAAGCGTAAAAGGTGAAATGCCACGCGTTCAGACTGGCCGTTTACGCGGGTCAATCACTCATGCTTTACGCCGTGATATGTTCGGCTCTTCTGTTGAAATTGGTACAAACGTAAGCTATGCAAAGGCTGTTGAAATGGGAACGTCTCAGACATGGCCTCACCCATTTTTAACGCCTGCATTAAATAAGACAAAGCCAAATATTCGTAAGTACATAGAAAACGCTATCAAGAAAGCAGTACAGGCAGGCACGTATGCTAAACACTAAAGCATGGGTATGCGGGAAGCTTAAAGCTAACACAGCCTTAACCACTCTTTTGGGTGGCGCTGACAGAATCGGCTATATGTACCCGAACGATTTTACGGTTATGCCTCAAGTATGCTATCAAGAGCTTAATCAAAGCGCTGTTGACGAAGGCTACAAAGATAACTTTGCTATAAGTTACGATACCGATATGCAGATCGACGTATGGACGGCTAACAACGTCTCTACAAGCTCGATTTCTATAGCTGTGTCTAGTGTCATGGAAGCCTTGCTTTTTAACCTTGATTCTGCTATAGATGTTCCAGACCCTGACACTAAGTTACAACATAAAGTTCTGCGGTTTAGTCGCAGAGTGATCGCAGAAGAATTGATATAAGGAGAGTATTATGGCTTTAGCATCGACAAGACAAAGTATAGGTCTTTCAAATGTAGTCTATTCCGTAATGGATGAGTCAACAGACTACTTAAACAATGCACCTACCTATGGAACAGTTTACCCATTAGTAGGCGCAAAGGCAATGGAGTTTGATCCAGGCTCAAGCATTGCGCGCGAGTTTGCAGACGACGGTCTATTTAATGCCGCCGATGCAGTTGGTGAAATGAAGGTCAATTTCGTATTGGCTTCTATATTACCAGAAGACTATGCACGCATTTTGGGCTATGAATATGCTAACGGCATTATTCAGGAAAAGGCTGTTAAACAGTCACCTTCAATCGCAATCGGCTTCAAGGCTTTACGCTCAGGCAATGAATCTGGAAACAACGTATACGATTATGTTTGGTTTCCAAAAGTTAAGCTATCGAAGCCAAAAAGCGCTGATAAGACAAAAGCGGCATCAATTGAGTTCAAAGACGTACAGTTTGAAGGTGCAGTTCTTACCCTTCTTTCAAACGGCGTACACCGTGTTAGAACCCGTTCTGATGACCCTGCAGTAGCAGCCGTTACACTTACCAACTGGTTTACAGCTCCACTTTATTCTAACAGTGCTGACCTTAACGCACTAAACGTAGCAGTAGCCGCAGCAACGCTTAACTTAAAGTTTACCTTTACCAAGACAGGTGGTGGAAACGTTACAATCGCAGCTGCAAATTGCACTACATCAACACTTCCAGTATTGAAAGGCGCATCGGCCGCGCCACTTGCAGGCACTTATGCCGTAACAGGTGCAGGAACCGCGTCTTGTGTAGTTACCTTTACGCCAACCGTTGCTTTTGGAACTGCATACATTGCAGGCTATTGCACTAATCTGATTGTAGATCAAAACGGCGTACCGGCAACACCGGCGGGCGCAGTTATCAGTTACTAATCTTTATAGCCGGCCAGCATCGGCCGGCTTTACTTTAGGGGGATTTCATGACTAGGGATATTCAGAACATTAAACAAGATCCAATTGTCTTAGACCTAGACAAGCCTAGAAAGTTCTTTTTAGGTATGCGTGGTTTTGCTATTTTAGCGGAAAAGTACGGTTCAGTACAGAAAGCGCAAGAAAAGTTTTTTACGCTTTTCATTAAAACAGACGAAAACGGGCAAGCTGTTTCACCTGAAATTACAGTAGAGCTGCTTGAAGCAATTGTAATATTTGCAAAGGCGGGGCTTGATAAGTTTAACCCCGAAATAGAAACAGCTGACCTAGAAAATATGATCGATTCATCCAATAATACCATGTTCGAGATAATGCGCGGCATACTTTACTGCTTTGGTTTTAACTTACCAAAGAACGAAGAGCCTGCCGACCCTATCAAGGCAAGAGCGAAAAAGACTGGCCGTGGGAGTACTTCTACACAATCGCCCGCTCTTGCCTCGGACTAAGTGATGAAGAGTTTTGGGGCATGGCTCCAAGAACTCTTTTGGCCATGATTGATGCACATAACGAAATAGAGAAAGGGAAAGCCATTTTATACGGATATACCGCTCAAGGTGGTAAGGTAGACATGGCAGAGGAACCAGAGGAAGAGCTTGAAGTCCGCGAAGAGTGCGGGGCGTTTTTCGATAACTTTTAAGGGGTAGAATATGGCAAGTATTGCGGAATTATCAGTTTCAATCAATGCCGATACAACGGGATTGCAAAAAGGCCAAGCTGAAACTAAGGCAATACTTGGCAATATTGGCGCACAGTTTACCGCAATGCCGAAAACAACGGGAACAGCCGTTCAGGGCATGATGGGGCAATTCGGTAAACTAGCCGTTCAGCTTGTAGGTTTAAGCTCTATATTAAACGTATTCAAGCAAGGCTTAAACTTCAATAAAGAGATGGAAACCGCTAAGGTTGCCTTTGGTGTTATGATCGGCTCTACTCAAAAAGCCGATTCACTCATTAAACAATTACAAGAGACAGCTAAAAAGACTCCAATGGCTTTTGGTGAACTGCAGGCAGCCGCTAAGAACTTACTTGCCTTTGGAATAGGCGCAGACGATATAAACAAAAACTTAATAATGATCGGAAACATTGCTTCAGGTATTGGTGCACCGGTTGAAGACCTGGCCGCTATATTTGGTAAGATAAAGACTTCAGGCCGAGTCATGGCAGATGACCTAAATCAACTCGGCGGGCGTGGTATTCCTGTAATATCCGAGCTTGCCAAGGTCATGGGCATTGCAGAAACTGAAGTCCGCAAAATGTCTGAACAAGGTAAGATCGGCTTCCCTGAGATAGAAAAGGCTTTTCAAAACATGACGGGCGAAGGTGGCAAGTTTGCAGGCATGATGGAAAAGCAAAGCGCTACTTTTGCCGGTATGCTTTCAACTATGCAAGACACGCTTACACAGTTTGCCGGTAAAATGACCGAATCGCTTATTACACCCATGAAAATGGGCATGACACTTATAGACGGTCTAAACAACCTATTTGGTATGCTCCCAGGCCCGATTCAGACAGTCATAGCTAGTTTTGCGGCTTTAGGCTTAGCCGTCGGTGCGGTTATTTTAGGCGCTCAAATGTTAGGCGTTGCACTCCCTGCAGCTTTCGGGCCGTGGGGTGTTGCTATAGCTGGTGCAATCGCTTTAATACTTGGAGTTGTTGCCGCTTTTGAAGAAATGGCCGATAAATCAAAGAAAAGCGCTGAAGTTATGGGAACGGATTTCAGAACTAATACCAAGGATATTAAAGAGCTAGACGCAGCGTTAAAAATTGTAAATGATAACATTCAAACAAATGAAAACTCGCAAAAAGCCGCTGCTAGCGCCAGGTACAGAGACCAAGAAAGAATAAATGCTCTTAATAAAGAAGCTATAGAGCTTCAAGATAAGAAAAATCAGATTGTAAATGCTATGAAAAGCTCTACTCAAACAACCGTTGCAAAAACAGAAATAAAACAATCTGAAGATAAAAACCTGGAAGTTTTACAAGAAAAGCAAAAACAGGCCGAGATTGATGCGGTAAAAGAAACCGCCGCTGCTAAAGAAAAAGCACGCCTTGATAAAATAGAAATGGATAAAAAAATAGCCGCCGATAAATGGTTAGCCGATAGTACAGCCCTGCAAAGGGAAGTAAGGGAAGCGGAAGAAAAGCGCATAAGCGATGTTGCAGACTATGAAACAAAAATGCGGGATAACAGGTTAGAGGAAGAAAAAAAAGCCAATGATGAGTTGACTTCAATATCTATAGCTTCTGCAAATAAAACAAAACAAACTATCGATACCATAATGGGACTTGTAAACTCAAACTCTGACGATTTAGGCCGGAACATTTTAACCGCAATTGGCGGTGCTATGCTTGCTTGTATCCCGATGGCTGGCGCCTTAGGTGTTGCTATTGGTGTTGCAGCGGCTCCACTGACTATAATTGCTGCTATAATTGCCAGTGTTACTTTTTCAGTAGTAGCGGTTATTGATTTAATACAGCGCGCGGAAAAAGATGCTCAAAAAATGGCACAACTAAGCACGGACATTGCTTTATCGGTTATATCTAATAAAGAAAAGATTGAAAAAGCGGCGCTTGATACCACCCTTAAAAACCTTGAAAAAGAACGCCAGGCGCGTATGAAAGCTGCCGGAATAGTGGTTAAAACGGAAAAAGATGTACAAAAAGAGCGAATGAAGAACCTTGAAGAACAGCTTCAAGCGGCAACCGATGCAACTGACGAAGAAAGTGCGGCAAAGATACGCGCTACCATAGCTGAACAGCGGATTAACGACGAGTTTGACGAAAAGATGCAGAAAGCAGAGGAAGAAAGCGCCGCTCGTATGCGCCAGTATGCTTATGACAAAGCTGTAGTAGAAAAGAAAGTCGCACTTGCAACAGCTGAAATTAACCGCTCAAAGCAGAAATCGGAAACATTGCCCTGGGATTGGAAAATGAGAGATTCCATTGACGCACTATTTAATACACTCGTTGGTAGCATCCAGAGTATTCCACTCCCTGCCCTTGCCAACGGTACGAACTTTGCTACAGGTGGTGCGACTTTAGTTGGCGAACGTGGCCCCGAAATTGTGAACATTCCAAAGGGTGCAAGTGTACTGCCTGCCCATGAGTCTAAAGGCATGAGTGGTAAAGGGAACAATACTTTTATATTTAATTCACCTATGGCACTTAATCCTAGTCAAGCAGCTGAAGCTATGCGAAACAGCATGAGACAGTTATCGTTCCAGGGGGCTTTCTAGTAGATACTAGACAATTGTTAAGTATTTTGGTAAGGTGGTGGCACTATGAGAAAACTAACCTTTACTAACAGCGCTGGCACCTCAATTGTTTTTGGAGATGCCACGCTTTCAATACGTTCAATCACCGGAATTGGTGAAACCGGTCAAGACGACCAAAACCAGAAAGCACCTTTTCAAGACGGTGAAACCTACATTGACACGCTACTTAATGCCCGTGAAATTACGCTTGAAGGCATCATAAATAAAGCTCAATTATTTACCGCAATTAATACCCAGCGTGATTTAATGCTCAAAACTTTAAACCCTAAGCTTGGAGAGGGCACGATACTGTATGAATACGACGGTGGGAGCCGTGAAATTACAGCCGTTCCTACTTTACCGGTTTTTAGTAATAAAGTTTTTCAAAATCCGTGGCAAAACTACCAGGTTACTTTTAAATGTCACGACCCATATTGGCGATCGGCAACAGATACAACCATAAACCTACCGACACCAGTAACAGGCTCGCAGACGGTTATAACCGCAACAGCTAATAGCGCTAGCAGTATAAAACGCGCCGATAATAAACTAATGGTTGCTTATAGACGCGGAAGTGACGGTTTTTTAGTACACAAAACAAGCACGGACGGTACTACGTGGAGCGCTGAAACAGTTATAAACGGAGCTGCAATACTCTATTGCTCACTAAAACAACTGCTAGACGGGTCGTATATATGTGCTTATGTCAGAGATAGCGACGATTTTCTAGTACACAGAACAAGTGCAGACGGTATAACATGGAGCGCGGAAACAGTTATAAACGGCGCTGCAAGTGCATACCCTTCAATAGTACAACTTCTTTCAGGCGGCTTTGTTTGCGCTTATACTAGGATAAGTGATGATTATGTAGTTTGCAGAACTAGCACAACCGGAGCAACATGGAGCGACCCTGAAACAGTTATAAACGGGGCTGTTAGCTCAAACTGTTCTTTGATTCAACGCAGCGATACTGTCCTAATGATAGCTTATATCATTGGAAGTGGTAATTACTTAATGAGTAGGACTAGCACTGATTTTGGTGTAACATGGTCTACAGAAGCAACGATTGTAAACAGTTCAACTGGCGGATGTTTCTTAATACAGCGAGATAACAACACTCTTTATCTTTTTTATATAGTGTCTACCAATTTATATCAAAAAGCAAGTAGTAATTTTACAACATGGTCTGATTATTCCGTAGTCGATTCAGGCAGGCCAAGCGGGGCATCCGCTGTTTTTACAAGCAATGTTCAAATGAACTTTTTTTATACCAGTTTTGGCGGTGACGTTGTTACAGCGGCCAGAACCGTTACATCTGTCCCGGCTACAGTAACAGGCCATACATCGACACCCATTATAGTTAGACTTGACGCCCCGTCTGTAAACCCTAGAGTCGTAAATGCGGACACTTTAGAATACATAGGCATTTTAGCAACGCTTGCTGCGGGCGATTATTTCATAATCAATACTGCTTTTGGTAAAAAATCTGTAGAGCTTTGGCAAGGTGGCGTCAAGAAAAATGGCATGGCTTTTCTTGACATAAATAGTACGTTTTTTGACCTTTCCACAGGTGTAAATACTGTTTACTATGAAGATGATGAAGTTGCTTCAAGCGCTACGGCTACACTAACATTTACAGAGAGGTATTTAGGTTTATGAGTGTACCTCAATTATCAATTCGGTGCTTTGATTCGTCGCTTAATCTACTTACAGAGCTTGATACGTACGAAAGTGCGTATTTTAGCCGTTCATGGTATGATATAGGCGACTTTGCAATAAAAATAAACTGGAACCTTACAGACGCAGCTGGCTTCCGTTTTGCTTCATACTTTACTATTGGTAATTATGTACTGTTTGGAACTGATTACTTAAAAATCGGCCAAATCCTAGAAATAGAAAAGACCGTAGACCAAGGCGGTAAAGGCTCACAGTTTGTTACTGTTAAAGGTAAGGAAGCTAAAACAATCCTTACTCAAAGGCTTGTAGAGCCGACCACTACCGCTAACTATACAGCCGTAGGAGTTGCGGAAACAGTTATAAAGAACCTTGTAAAGTCACAGATAGGCTCAACAGCAACCGCGAACCGCATACACCCGCTTGTAAATGTTACTACAGATCAAACACGAGGCTCAAGCGTAACTGTTTCAAGCCGTTTTGTTATGCTATCTGAAGAAATCCGTAAGGCTGCTTTAGCTTCAAGCATGGGTAGTTCTTTTAGTTTCAACCCTACCACAAAGTTACTTGATTTTGAATGTTATGAGGGCACGGATAGAACCGCTAGCCAATCAGTCAACCCACGCATGATTATTTCGACCGATTACGACACTTTGAAGTCTGCAAGCGTAAAAACCAGTTATGCTACCTATAAAAACTTAGTCTATGCAGCGGGTCAAGGCATTGGTACAGCCCGAAACATTCGTAAAGTATATTCAGGAACAGAACCCTCAGGCGCTGCAAGGCGTGAAGTCTTTTCGGATATGCGGGAACTTTTTACATCGACCGAAATTGATGCAAAGGGCGCAAATGTTTTAGCGGGGCTTACTACCCAAAAGTTTATTGATGCAAAGGCTTTAGTTTACAGCCAATATGTTCTAGGTACGGATTACAACTTAGGCGATATTGTTACGGTAAAAGCGTATGATGAAAACCTTGATACACGGATTACAGCTGTAAAAGAATCATGGGCAAATCTAAGTTATGAAATCGATTTAACCTTTGACAAGCCATATCCAGAACTTCCTAAACAAATACAAAGCAATGTCTTTAATGCGACTCAAGTACAAAACAACTCGGAAACAGGCATAAGTCAAACAACGATTACAAGCACTTACACGATTGAAAATAGTGAAAAACTTGTACTGGTAAACACTAACAACGCTGTGACCATAAACATTCCTACCGGTCTACCGATTGGTAAAGAGCTTGAAGTACAGCGCGTTTCAAGCGGGTTGACCACTAACGCCGTGACTTTAAGCTTTACAGGTGAGACTATTTACGCAGCTTCTAGTATAGCCCTTTTTGGGAATACACTTGCAAAGTTTGTAAAGTATACAGAACATTTTGTAATTAGAAAAATTACCTCAACTACATGGGAACTAATAGCGGGGGAGGATTCCGGAGCAAATACAAACGGTGATTATATCAATAGCTATAATAAAAAATCAAAACAAACAGGTATTGTTAGTCAAAGTTTAGCAACTACTACTTTTGTAGGCAACCTGTATATCAGTCCAAGCTATTCAGTATCACTGCCATACACATTTAAAACCGGATCACCTCATGTAAACACTTTTTTTGTACCGTATAGCAGTGAAGCACAATGGATAGCAGGATCAGCAACAGCCGATACGGAAAGCACTTTGTATTATCGTGCATGGTGTTTTGCATCGGCTACAGCTACTAGAGATATTTTATGGACAAGCCAAGGTTATTGGATTTAATCTTAATAAGGGGTAAAAAATGAGTGCCGATTTAATTGCTATCGTTGTATCTATTCTTAGTGTTTTAGTAAGCCTTTCTATTATTGCAAGTTTTTTCTATGCAAGAATGAAAGACGCAGAAGACCGGGGTAGGCAGAAGGAACGGATAGACAAGCTAGAAGCGCAACAAAAAGCGCATGAAGATGCAGTTGAAAAAAAGTTTGACAAGAACGATATCCAATTTGAAAAGGTTTTGGACAAACTAGAAAAAATATCATGCGATTTAAGAATGTACTTTGACACCCATGTGCAAAACTACCATAGGGAAGGCAAAGAATGATCGAACTACCAAAAACAATAGACCTACCTAAACAAACAGAAAGCCCGTCAAGCCATGTCCGCGGGTATGGCTGCAAGGCCCATAGTGACATGGGTATGGTGCAACTATACCTAAAACACGGTATGGCACCTGAAGAAGTGCTTTTAGTCATTGAGCGGGCTATTAAAGCGGGCTTTATTCTGGATAACACGCTACCTACCTCTCAAAACGGCTGGTATAGATGCTTTGTGAAAGACCCTGTAAGCCTAATAGCCTTGACCGGTGAATACTTTGGGCGCAAGATAAGCGGTAAAGAGCTAAGCCGTGGAGTCCCGGATAGTAAGAACATTCCGCTCAGGTACGATTTTATGCAGATTGAATGGGCAACGGATATAGGTAGCCATTTCGGGCTAGGCGACTGGGTTAATGGTAAGATTGAAACGATGTATAACCCATGGCCAAGCTTAAAAGTAAACGGTATTCGTACTGTTAGATATTGGCGCATATTTGAGACAGCTTAAAGGAAGGTGGTATGAAAATTATGCAGTTTTTGAAAGATCCGCAAGGTGATTTAAGCTCTAAACGGCTCTATGGTATTGCTTGTTTAATCATAGCAATAGTTCTAGCCTTTGTAAAA